TCAAAGGTTGCGGCGCTTGTGTAGGTCTCGACTGGCACACGCCACTCTGTTCCGTCGAAGGTGTCCACCATCATGAACTGGGTGCTCTCGACGTCCTGGAAGGCTTGGACGACGACCGCCTCGAGAACGGTGGGCTGGTTAAGCAGTTGGCTTGTCGTGATCGATACGCTGTCCGCCAGAGTTCCGGCCTGCACGCTGTCCATAAACGCCGCCGAGTCCGTCATCTGTTGGTAGGTGTTGTCCTTTTCGAACTTCGCCAAGATGCGGTCGATGATGGGCTTGTTCAACTTGCGCAAATTCATGTCGGGTTCATGGCCAAGTTCGCGCCCGTATTCGTCAAACGCATTCACCAGAGAGTCCACAACCGGTTGCCACGGCTTCGGCTCATTGGCCACCTGTACTTGCGTTGCCGTCGCTTGATTGGCCGCTCCTGTGAACCCGAGTCCGCCCAATGCCGTCATCGCCCCGCTTCTGCTCACGAGCTCCATCGCCGCGTCAAGAATGACGTCGGCCTGCTCCTTGTTCTCCGCCTTCCCTTTTACGCTATCCAGGATGGTAACGATGGCCTTTTCGGAGAACTTGTCCTTCATCGCGTTCAGCCGCTCCTGGATGTGACTTTCGGCCTCGGCTCGCGCGGCCTGTCGAGCTCTTTCCTGCTCTTGGGTTTGCACGGAATCAAGGGCTGGCTGCGCGATCGCGCGCGCACGTTGCTCAATCAGTTCCTGGAGCTTAGGGCTTGCCAGGAGCTCTTCGATGGACGGCATGGGGTCATCTCCTCCGGTCTGGCGACTGTCTGTCGCCGGTTTGGGCTTGTTGTTGCGTTGCCACTGACGGGCTAATGAGTAATTACCGCCATCGTCTTCGGGTGGCAGTTTGCGCAAGTACTGGTGGGCGTGCGTCTCATGGCTCATCCTGCGCTCCGTCATAAACACTTCGCCCTTTGGGTTCGTGTAGAAATCCACATCGCCGTCCCCGTCCGGGTCTTGCGGCTCCAGTTCCTCACCCGTGGAGGGGTCGATTGGCTTGTCAGTGAACTGCACCGAGTCCGTTATCGACTGCCCCACGTCGAGAACTGCAAAGCGAATGGGTGTTTGCGCCGGCACCGTGTCACCTTCTTCCATAGGCGGTCCAGCCGCCAAGATGTCGGAGAGCTTGGAGTCCGCAATGGGAACCAGCGAATCGGTCAAGACGCTGACCACCTGACTCCCCGCGGTCGCCTCGTTCATCACGCAATCAAATGCGTGGATGTCGAGGTGTGTGGCCACTTGCACGTTTCGATCGTCGATCTGGCGCGTTGTCCAACGTCCGATGGCGCGCATCGAGTCACCAACCGGAACGCCGGCTCGAATGTTCGCTTCCACGTCTTTTCCCGTGGAAGTGGGGATCATCTCCACGTCGGTATAGACCCACCCATCCGCGTCCATGAACACAGCCGTGTGCTTCCACACGCTGCGACTCGCATTTGTGTCGAAAATGGGCTTGCCGTTCGCATCACGCAAGGCCTTCGGATGAGGACTTTCCCCAACAGCTCGCCCAGACTGGATGCGGTCATTGAATCGCTGCACAGCGTCTTGGAGTACGTCGAGGGGGTACAGGCGATTGTTGTCGTTGATGACGTTGGCCCGCGTCCCCTTGAGTCGCACACGAAGCGGTTTACCCTCTTGGGCACTGTCGAGAATCTGCGCTTCGGCCACAATCACGTCGTCGGTCGCGGCTTTCTCCCAGTCGGAAGTATCGATGCCGAGGACCTTGGCCCGCGTTTTGATTCGCTTGCGGGCTTCCTCGCGCTCGGCATCTGACAGACCCTCGGTGCGATCTATCATGTCCCAGGCCAATTTCACGTGTTTCTTGTCGTGAATCGGTAGTTCGCGCTTACCCGGCACAGCGAATTGTCCATCAGGCATCTTCTTGCGTTCTTCTGCGCTTAGTGGCACACAGAATCAGCTCCCTTCCTGTGCCCGAACAGGCACTGTGTAACAGCGGCAACGAGGATGGCTGGGAATCGCAGGAAGCGAGTCCAGGGCAAACGTAGCGCCGTTACGCGACGCACAAATGGGACAGGTTTTATCGTCCATGTGCGTCACCCACTGCACCTGGTCCACTCCGGCATCGCTATAGAGCCTCTTCAGCGCCTCGTTGAACGCGTTGGACACTTCCGTTTGCGCAATCATGTCAGCACGCCAATCAGGCAAGTCCAACACACTGAGCGCACGTCTCACCCAGCCATCGACGGGATCTCCACTCGCCATGGCCTCCATGAGCGCCTTCGCCAACATCTTTTGGGTCGTGTCCACGATGTCAGCCGCGCGCTGCGCAACAGTAAGGTCCTGCATCTGTTGCGCCCTTGCGCTCTGCACCTCGAGACTCGGTGCCACCTCGCGCGACGCCTCCATGGGGCCTGTGGGAGGGGCTTGCGGCGGCGTGACGGTTTCCGGTTTCGGGACGAATTGAAGTGTCCCCGTTGCCGGCACAGACGTCTGAAGACTGGGCTTGTAGGGCTGCTCCCTCGGCACCTGCGGGATGTTCCCGTGTTCATCCTTCGGCGCATGAGGGATACCAGCCGCCGCCAGACCCGTGAGAATCGGATTCGCGTGCCACGTGGTCGGAGACCGAACGGGCGCACGAACCGTGTGATTCGTTTGCTGGTACACCTGTTTCAGAAGCTCCGTCAACTGCGCCTTCAAGTCGTATCGCTCCATCAGGTCCGCAAGGAGCGGATAAATCGCCGGGTTCACCTGAAACGTCTGCGGGGCATCCGTCGAGTGTGAATGACCTCCAAGCAGCATCTCGGTATACGGGTCTATCGTCACGGTGTAGCTGTCGAGAATGCCTGTCGCGATGGAGGGTTGCACATCCGCGAGTTTTGCCATGTTCTTTCGGTTTTGCAGGACAAACCGCTGGGCGACCGTTCCGAATAGGTTCTTGATGCGCGTGCGAATCTGCTGCTCCAACTGGAGTAGATGCGGGTCGTTCCTCGAGGGCGAAAAGATGTCATTGCCCGTCGCGCGCAGGTTCACGTTGCGATAGGCCTCGTTTGCCCCCTGAAACTCCGTGCTTGCGGCGTCCGTGAGTGGCGTTGGGTCCGGAGTCCCGGGAGGGTTCAGCGCATTCTTGGCGACCTGTTCTTCCTGCATGGCGTCGGCCTGCTCAGCCTTTATTTGCTCGAGCTCTTGTTCGAGTGAATCATCTGTATCCAGGCCAATGTCGCGACCCAGCAACCGCATCGCCGTCTTGCGACTAAGGAGCGGGTCGGGAACAGCTGACCGCAGTTGGGTAATGCGATTCACCCGATCGTTGGCGGTATCGTTATCCGCCTCGTACCAGATAATGTTGTAGTCCAGGATAGATGGGTCGATTGCTTGAAGTGCCAACTGGAAGTCGAGAATGTTCCGGAACCCGCTGTACGCCGCGCCGTCGCCATACTCCAAGAGACGCCGCAGTTCTTCTACGTCCTCCTTGAACTGGCGCATTTGGTCTTCGAGTATGTCTCGATTGACCTCTTCCCCGAAACCAAGAATGGAAAGCGGCACGCCGGTTCCAACCATGTGAACGTTGTTCAGGTACTGAATGTCCGCGATATGGTCCAGTTGGGCATCGGCGTTCAGGTCCGTGATGCTCGTCAATCCGTTGCCGAAGTAGTCTGTGGCGATCTCTCGCTGGGAGCCGCGTAGTTTGTTACGCTCCATATACGCGTCAATCTCCGGATCCGTACCCGGATGGTCCGCCGTCCCGACATTGTGCAATCGTTTGGGAGCCGCCCGGGTTCGCCGGCGCACCACAAGGTCTTGCTCCGTCATGTTCAACATACGCCAGGTGCGAAGATTGCCGAGGTACTGACTTCGCCCGTACCGTTGGCCGTCCTCATGGCTCCAACGGATATGGTTGACCTGCCAGAGCTCGAGCTCGAGCAACGGCTGAAGGCTGATCGGGTCGATTTGCTGAAACGCCTGACGTAGATCCGGGAAATTGCCCGTGATGTCGTCATTCCGTTGCATGGAGATTGCGGGAAGGCTCTTAATCTGCAACACGAGCCGCGTCGCCGGGTCCACAAATGGGTTCAGGAACAAATCGCCGTCCCGAAGCAGCACACGCGCCCACTGCGTTAGCTTCGCGTTGAACTGCACACGACGGATGAAGTCGTTGACGACGTCTTGTGCCTTTGCCGCCTCTTTGCGGCTGACCTCGGACGTGATCCGGATGTCAAACCCGCGCCGAACCGCCGTCGACGCGAACACGTGGTTGGCTCGCTGTAGCCGGGTGTCCTCCCGGAGCATTTCGTACAGGTCTCGCAAGATGGACCGCCTCGTCCACTCGATGCGGAACATATCGTATTCCCACACCGTCGGGGACGTTTTGCTAACCATCGTGCGGTCATCGTCACGCGACTGCTGCGCCCCGTCGGGCAACGACCGGAAAAACGCGTTCGAGGCGGCAGCGATAGACGGCGGCTGCCGGATCATCATCACATCATGCGCCATCTACCGCATCACCTCCCTTCGGTACCGTGAATCCGACACCGGCGGACTGTCTCAAACGAAAAATGTGAACAGCGGATATATCCCGTCGCCTCAC